GCACGGCATCCCCGATCCGAATAGCGACGAGCTGCCGGCCTTCCAGCAAGAGGAGTGATCGCACCATGACCGCAATCGTCGCAGGCACCTTCGCCAATGCTCAATCGGTGAGCGTCGGCCAGCGCTCCGACCCGCTCGTCATCCCGTTCGGCGTCACGTCGATGGCGCTCACCCTGGGCGATGCAATCGACGCATCGAACACGGTCAAGACCCGCAAGAGTACCAACGGCGGGCAGACCTGGACCGATCAAACGACCTACAACAGCGCCCAGAATGGGACGGCGGTCACCGTCGCGCACGGCGAACAGTGGATCGTCGAAAACGTCGCAGGCCAGGCCAACAAGCAGATCAGTTACAAGCTCAGGATAGAGTCATGAACCGGCGGGCGTTCCTGCGCGCATCGGTCGCCGCGGCCGTCGCGACAGCGGCGGCACCGATCGAACGCCTGGCGCCCGCTGCGATCCCTGCCGCCTCCGGGCTCACCATTGCCAAGATCCTGCGCGCTCGGGAGCTACTCGACGCGGCAGAGTGCCAGGGGCCGTTCATGCTCTACTGCACCGAGCGCCAGCTCGACCAGCTCTTATCCACAACGGAGACCGCCGCATGATCTACAAACCGAAGTATCCCCTTCTCGATGAGGCCGACGACGACACCGGCGGCGGTGGTGGCGATCTGCCGCCGCCTGGTGATCCGCCTCCCGCGGGTGACCCGCCTCCGGCTGGTGGCTTCGCGGCCGCCGCTGCCGCTGCGCGCGCCGCGACGGGCACGCCGCCAGGTGATCCGCCACCGGCCGATCCGCCTCCGGCCGACGACGGGCGCCCGGAAGGGATCGAGGACAAATTCTGGGACGCCGAAAAAAAGGAAGTTCGGATCCCTGACCTGGTGAAGTCCTACCGGGAAGCGCAGGCGCGCATGAAGGGCGGGCTTGCGATGCCGCCGAAGGACGTCGACGGCTACGAGTACCAGCCAGTCGAAGGCGACGATCTGGAGATCGATCCGGAGAAGGAGAAGCCATTCAGAGAATGGGCGCTCGGTCTCGGCTTGAACAATCACCAGTATTCGGAATTCATCCGGGAGCATTATCGCGGCCTGACCGATGCGCGCGGCGGCTTCTGGATGGAAAACGAGGCGCAGTGCCTGGAGGCAATGACGCGCGAGCACGGCAGCCGCGAAGCCGCGCTGCGCGTACAGGGTGAAGCGTTCAAGGTGCTGGACAAGTTCATGACCGACGAGGAGCGGGCGCTCATCGACTCGATCCCGTCGAATTCTGTGATCATGAACGTGCTCGCCCGCATCGCGCCGGAGCTCAAGCACGACAGCGCCCCGCCTGGCCGCACCGGGATGGACGCCTTCACGGTCATGACAAGCGAGGCGATCGCGCTGCGCCGAGACAGGGGCGGGCCATTCTGGAATCCCAACAAGCCAGGCCATGCCGAAGCGGTGGCCAAGGTCCAAGCCTGGGATGCTGAATGTACAAAGCGCGGCCTCAAGTCGGATCAGCTCCTGCGCGAGAGCCGCGGGGCAGCCTAACCCCTCCTCACAGGGTCTCAAGCCCGGCGTCCGATGCTGCGCCGGGCTTGCTTTTTCGCCTGATTCGATTTTAGGATCCCCACCAGCGGCCAACCCCAGCGCGGGCCCGCGACTACTACCAGCCCAACAAGGCGGCCCGGGCTCCGGCTAACCGACTTCGCAGGCACGTTTCAAACGTGACCGTATAGCGGAGATCGGACCATGTCCCAGCAAATCCCGGAAAATTTCGCCCACTCCTTCGGCAATAACTTCTATGAGCTCGGCCAGCAGGTCAGCTCGCGCCTGACCCCGACCGTCGACGTCATCAGCGGCATTGTGGGTCAGTCCAAGTCTGTGGAGCGCGCAGGCAAGACCGAGGCCTACGACATTACCACGCGCCACGCGACGACCAAGCACGTCGACACGCCGCACTCGCGCCGCTGGATCGACTTGCAGGACAAGGGCTGGGCCGACCTGGTCGACGAGCTGGACGAGCAAAAGCTCGTGGCCGATCCGAAGTCCAAGTATCTCAAGTTCGGCGTCCAGGCGCTGAACCGCGCGAAGGATGCGATCGTCTACGCCGCGTCGCGCGGCACGGCCCGCACCGGCACCGGCACGCAGCCGCTGCCCGCGGCCCAGAAGATCGCGGAAGGCGGCACCGGCCTGACCCTGGCCAAGCTGCTCACGGCCAAGGAGATCTTGGACGCGGCCGAGATCGGCAACGACACCGATGAGGCCATGATGGAGGCCACCGGCCAGGGCAAGGTGTGGGATCGCGTGTGCGTCGTCACGTCGCGCCAGCTGACCAACCTCCTGGGCACGACCGAGATCAAGAACATCGACTACAACAACGTCAAGGCGCTGTCTGACGGCAAGGTGGACGAGTTCCTCGGCTTCAAGTTCATCCGCATCGAAAACCTGGCCAAGTCCGGCACCAGCCGCTTTTGCATGGCCTGGTGCCGCCAGGCCATGAAACTGGGCATCGGTCGGGATATCTTCACTTCGGTGGACGTGCTGCCGACCATGAACTACAGCTGGCAGGTCTACAGCCGCATGTCCCTGGGCGCGGTGCGCGCCGAGGACGAGGGCGTAGTCGAGATCGCCTGCTTCGAGTAATCGGACCGCGGGGCGCCGCAAGGCGCCTTGCTATTTCAATCTCAAGAGGACAAGACAATGGCAAATTTCAATGCGGTCCCGCTCCAGTACCTGGCCCTCGCGCCTGTCTCCAAGCGCAAGGCAGCCGGCTATGGCGGCTTGATCCATATCCAGGAGCTGGTGTTCGTCGCGCCTCCGTCGGGCACGGCCCCGGCGATCGGCGATAAAATCATCTGGACGAAGCTGCCGCTGCGGTCGAAGATCTTCGGCTTCATGTCTCAGCTGCAGTTCAACGCCGGCACCGCTTCGTGCACCATCAACCTGGGCGACAATACCAGCGCGGCGCGCCACCTGGCGGCCACCGCGATCAACGCGGCGGGCACCGCGATCCCGAGCGCGGCGGCATTGGCCAAGACCACGACGTGCGACACGGCGATCGGCTCGGCTGTGCTGTCCAACGTCTTGAACAAGGGCGCGGCACAGGAGGGCGATCTCGTAGCCGGTACGGGTATCCCGACCGGATCGCGCGTCGTCTCCGTGTCGGGTCACCAGGCGACGATCAGCAACGTGTGCACCGCGAACGGTACGGGTATCACCCTGACCGCGACCGGCGCGACGTTCGAGACGTCGGACGACTCGGCGAACGAGGGCAACAGCTGGACCAGCGCCACCGATGACTGCACCCTGATCAGCACCGTGGCCGGTGCGCAGGTGGCCAACAACCAGGTGATCAAGCTGACGATCGCCTACTCGGCGGTGGGCAACTGACGCGAGGCGCGCTCCTGCGCTATGCTGAAAGCCGGGCCGAGTGCCCGGCTTTTTTTTGGGGGTACTCATGGCCGCAGGCGCATCCATCATCACGATCGTATCGAACGCCCGGATCCTTCTCGGCCTGGAGCCGATCAACGCGCTGGAGGAGGACGTAACCGGCCTGGCGGCCAACTTCTGGGACACGGTCCGCCAGTCCACCATCCGCATGGGATCGTGGGCGAGCTGTCGCAAGCGCAAGCTGCTACTGCCGGAAGCGACCGCCCCGGACTGGGGCTGGGCGTACAAGTTCATTCTGCCATCGGACTACCTGCGCGTAATCTCTGTCGGCGAGAATGACGAGGCGATCGAATACGAGATCGAAGGCACCGACACCGGCACGGTGCTGCTATCCGATGAGGCCGAGATCAAGCTCCGTTACTGCTTCGACAACAAGGCGCCCGGCACCTGGGACGCCATCCTGGTGGAAGCCTGCACGTTTCACCTGGCAGCGCTCGCGGCCTACACCGCCACTGGATCGACGACACTACAGCAGTCGATGCAATCCAACTTCGCGGCCACGCTCGCGCTGGCCCGCGGCGTCAATGCTGGCGAGGCGCCCGTCGACCGCATGGGCGATCGTCCGGTGCGGTGGTCTCGCTATAGCGGCTCGGGGCGCTGGTAATGTCGCGCTCTGAATGGACGCAATCCGCCTTTGTGGCGGGCGAGTGGTCGCCGTTCCAGCTCGGGCGCACCGAGCTGCCGCGCTACCAGCAATGCGCCTCCGCTCTTGAGAATTGGATCACGATGATCCAGGGCGGCGCGCGCTCGCGCTGGGGGACCGGGTTTGTTGCCGAGGTTGCAGACTCCACCAAGCTCGGGCGCCTGGTGCCGTTCCGGTTCTCGAATTCGCAAACCTATGTGATCGAGTTCGGCAACGCGACGGCGCGCTTTTACTCGCAGAATGGGCGCATCGAATCATCGCCAGGCGTGCCGGTGCAGATCTCCACCCCATGGACCAGCGGCCAGCTAGTTGATCTGGAGTGGGCCCAGTACGCCGACACGGCGATCTTTTCGCACCCCAGCACGGTGCCGTACCGACTCACGCGCGTGAGCTCGTTGCTATGGAAGCTCCAGGCGGCCCCGTTCGTCGTGTTCCCGTCGGAGGAGATCGGCAAGCAGTACGCGGCCGATATCACGATCTCGAACGGCGTCGGCATCACGGTAACCGCGACCGTCGGCGCGCCGTTCCTGGCGTCGGACGTCGGGCGCCAGATCATCGCGGATCTCGGCGAGGCCACGATCACCGGCTTTACGTCTACGACGCAGGTCACGGCGACCGCGTCGGGCTTCCTGGCGGGCGCCTACACCGCAGGCAATTGGACGCTGACCGAGTCGCCTAAGACCACGGTAACCTTTGCGGGCAACAACCGATTGAACGGGACCGGCACACTGACGGCGACCGCCGCGGCCTGGCGTAGTGCGGACGTCGGCGATTATGTCGTGATGAATGACGGCCAGCTGCAGATCACCAGCTTTTCGACGACCACCGTCGTGAACGTCAAAGTCGTGGACGTCCTGACCAACCCGACCACGCCGGCCGATGCGGCGGCCTGGGCGCTGGAGCCGCGCACCTGGAGCAGCGCGCGCGGCTATCCACGAGCGGTCGCGCTGGCCGAGCAGCGCTTGATCTTCGGCGGTTCTCTCGCCAATCCGGTGGACGTGTGGGCGTCGGCGACCGGCTTCCCCTACAACCTGGCGCGCGGCGTCCGCGCCGCGTCGGGCTTTACCCTGAAATTCTGGGGCGGTGACATGTCGACCATCATGCACCTGGTGCCCACCCCCACCACGCTGATCGCGCTGACCGCGTCGGCCGAGCTCAGCGCCGGCACCGGCAACGATGACGCCATGACGCCGAGCAACGTGCACCCGCGGCCAGGCTCGAACAACGGCTGCAGCGCGGCGCGCCCCACGATCGTGAATAACGATCTGGTCTACGTGCAGGACGGCGGGACGCGCGTCCGCGCGCTGGCGTTCCGCTCGGAGGAGAACGCCTTCTGGGCGAGCGATATCACCAAGGAAAGCGAGCACCTATTCCGGGCGGGCGTCACGGAGCTGGCCTACTGCAAGGATCCCTATCCAGTGCTCTATGCCAGGCTGGGCGACGGGCGCCTGGCCGCGTGCTCGATCTCGCGCCAGGTCGGCGTCCTGGAGCATGATGTCCTGGCCTGGTCTCCGATCAGCACCGACGGCCAGATCGAATCGATCGCGCCGATGCGCTACGGTGCCGAGGATCAGCTCTGGATGATCGTCAACCGCACGATCTCAGGCGTGACCAAGCGCTACGTGGAGCGGGCCGACTGGAACCTCAACACCGACTGCGCGCTGACCGGCACGAGCGCCACCGCGACGGCCACCTGGTCGGGCTTCGGCCACCTGGAAGGCAAGGAGCTGCAGGTACTGGGCGACGGCTGCGAGCTCGCCAACCAGGTGGTGGTCGGCGGCAACATTCGCGCGGCCAAGGCGGGAGGCACGCTCGGTGCGGATCGGCCTTCTCTCGCGATCGAGGCCGGGCTCCCGTTCGTGTCTACGCTCACGGTGCCCGACCTGGAGCCGATCGGCGCGTCGTTCGGCGGCGCGCGCGTCAAGGTGAACGAGGCGATCGTTGACCTGGTGGACACTATCGGACTGGAGATCCAAGGGCACGATCTCAAGTGGCGCGCCTTCGGGGCGGATGCGTTCACGTCGCCGCCGCCGCGCTTCACCGGCAAGAAGCGCCTTGAGAATCTCGGCTGGAATGGTGGCGATATCACCGTGCGACGGGTTCACCCGTACACTGCGCACGTCCGCCGAGTGATCCGGCGCTACACCGTCAACGAGGGTTGATCATGTCTCTACTGGATATCGCTTCGAGCGCCTTCTCGCTTCTGTCGACGGGAGTGCAGATCTATGGCGCGCTCAAGGGCGGGGCCGACAAGGGCGACAGCTACGATGCCGCGGCGACGTCCGCCTACATCGACGCACGGCGCGCCCTGATCGACGCCCGCATGACGCGCGAGGTCGCCGTCGTGGAAGCGAGCAAGATCAACCGCTCCGGGGCCGAGTACCGCAGCGCGGCTCGCGCCCAGTTCGGCGCCAACGGGGTGGACGTCAACAGCGGCAGCGCGCGCGACGTGCAGCGCGACATTACCCACCGCGCCGGCCAGGATGCGATCGAGCGGGTTCTCCTTGGCGAGCGCCAGGCGCTGGCCCTGGAGGACAATGCAAACTCCCTGATCAACGAGGCCGGGCAGTACGCCGCGGCAGGGGACAACGCGCGCAGCGCCGGCAACTGGTCCGCGGCAGCCGCGGCTATCAGCGGCGCCGGCGATATCTGGAAAAAGTACCGGGCCGCCACCGGCGGGCCTTGAGGGGGCAGCATGGGAAGAATCGATCCGGGGCCGTTCGGGAACTACACGGCGCCCGCCGTGCGCCGCGGGCGAGCGCCAGGCGTCATTCCCGCAGCCTATGACACGACCGGCGGGCTAGATCAGGCAGCGCAGGCGCTGCAGGGGACCAGCGACACGATCGCGCGCGAGGCCGCCATCGAGCGCGAGCGCGCCAGGATCGAGGCCGAGCGGGCGAGGGAAGCGGCCGACCGCGCCGCGCACGTCGAGGAAGCCACGCGCGCCCGCCGTGACCAGATCCAATTGCGCGAGGAGGCCGGCAACTACGCCCGCGCGCTCGCCAGTGATCAGTCGGTCCCCGACGCGGAAAAGGCGCAGGTCTATGACGAGTGGCTAAGCCAGCGCCGCAAGGATCTCGAACCAACCTACAAGCTCCCCGACATACTGGGCCAGCAACAGGCGAACATCGACGAGATCGGCGTACTCGGCCGCGGCCACCTGCAGGAAGGGATCACCCGCGCCAACCAGGCCAAGACCGCGGCCAACGTCGCGCAGACGATCGAAAGTCTCGGGCGCCAGGCACTGGACAATCGCGACGCGGAGCCGTCCATCCAGGAGGCGTTCAACTACATCGACAAGTCGGCCGCCGCTGCCGGCTGGGATGCGCTGGAGGTCCAGAAGCAAAAGGCCTACATCAGCGAGACGTGGACCGAGTCTGTAGTCGCCGCGCGCGTGAACGAGGATCCCGCCGGCGCGCTCGAAGCGCTGCGGAGCGGCGAATACGAGCGCCTCGATCCCAAGGTGCGCAACGCGCTCACCGGCAACGCCGAGGCCGAGCTCGAACGCCGCGCCATGCGCGCCCGCGTCGAAGCCGAAGCCCGCGCCAGCCGCGCCGGCCGCTTCGTGTCTCAGCTCGGCGATATCTGGGAAAAGGGGCTGCAGCCGGACGCGAACATGGTCGCCACCGCGGCGGCGCTCGCCAAGGGGACCGAGTTCGAGGGCATCATGACCAACATGCAGGCGCGCGCGAAGGACCGCGCCGCGTTTGCTGTGATGCCGATCGCCGAGCAAGCCAAGCAGCTGGCGACCATGGAGGCGGCCTACACCAATCCCGCGATCGGCGCGACGGGGGACGAGGCCTGGGATCTCGCCTGGCGCCAGCGCCAGCACGAGGCGACGCTCCAGGATATCAAGACGCGAGGAGTGGGCGCGGCAGCAGCTGCGCGCGGCGTCGTGCAGTGGGAGCCGCTCAACCTGGCGGACGCTGACGCCCTGGCCGCTGGCCTGGCCGCGCGCCGCGACGTGATCGACGTGGCCAGCCACTGGGCGGGCCAACAGGGCGGCATGTTCTCACCGGATGAAATGCGCGGATTCAACGAGGCATTGCGCCGGCTGCCGGCCAACGAGCAACGCGGCACGATCGAAGCCGTCGCGCGCGTCGTCGGCGACCCGGTGAAGTTCCGCGCCACTATGCAGGAGCTGGCGCCGACCAATGGCGCCGCGGCGAGCGCCGGGCGCCTCCTGGTGAGCGATGAGCCAGGCGCGCGGGACGCGGCCGATCTGATCCTCAAGGGCGAGGCATATCTCAACCCGCCAGGCCAGGACGCCAAGCCGCTGGTGCGCCTCCCGACCGACACCAACATGGCGCGCGCGTTCGATGACATTACCGGCGAGCTGTACACCAGCAAGCCGCAAGCCCGCGGCATGGCCTACGACAACGCCAGGCGCGTCTATGCGGCGCTCTCGGCCGATGAGGGCGAGTTCACGCAAGAGGCCTCCGAAGTGAGCGCCAAGCGCATGAAGCGCGCGATCGAGATCGCCACCGGCGGGATCGGTGAATACAAGGGCGCGCCCGTCGTGCTGCCGCGCGGCATGGATGAGGACGCTTTCCAGTCGCGCGTCGAGGCGCGGCTCCTGGAAGCCAGCCAGGCGGGCCACATTGCCCAGAAGCTGAGCGACTCCCAGCTCCTGGACCTGGAGCTGGAAAACGCCCCGACCGGCTACTACGTGCGCCAGGGCGGCGCTTATCTCCTGGACGCGCGCACCGGCGCGAAGCTCAAGATCGATCCCTACTCCACGCCGGTGGACTGGGCCGCCGCGGTGCGTGCCAAGGATCCTAACTTCGATATGCCGCCGGCACCGCCTCCGGATGGCCAGGAGTTCCAGCCAGGCAAGCCGAACCGCGGCGCGCAGCGCCTGCAGTGGACGCCTTACGGGTTCCGGTTCATCGAGGGCCAGCCGTGAGCGAGTTTGAGTTCTTCCCGGGCGAGAGTCCGGAGCGCGTCGCGAACGAGGACCAGATCCTGGCGCCGAGCGATATTGATACGCCCGCCTTTCGCGGCCTGGGGCATGAGCTGTGGGCGGCGCCGGCGCGCGGCGCGGCCAAGATCGTCGGCGGCCTGGGGCTGCTCGCCGGCGCCGTCAACGCGCCGATCGATTACGTGTTCGGCACCGAGCTGCAGGATCAGGCCTTCGCCAATGTGGAGCGGGCGCGGAAGTTCCGGCAGGAGCTGACGCTCCAGCCGTCCGAGGTCGGCGTCGTGTCCAACGTGCTGGGCGGCTTCGCCGAGTTCGGCACTACCCTGGCGCTGACTGGGCCCGTCGGCGCGGTCGCCTCGCAGGAGCTGAACACGGCCGCGGACCTGGCCGCGGAGGGCGTCGCGCCTGGCACCGCGATTGCGGCCGGCATGACCGAGGCGCAAGGCCTGGCGGTCGGCTTCCGGATCCCGAACCTTCTAGGACGCACCCTGGCGCAGCGCCTGGCGCTCGGCGGTTTCGCCAACGCTGCACAAGGGGTGGGCACGCGCGCCGCAGTGGGCGCGGTCCTGCGCAGCGACAACGCCCCGCCTGACGTGTCCGCACGCTACAACGCATGGGACGGCGAGGCCGCCGCGGTCGACTTCCTGGCGGGCATGGCGTTCGGCGGGATGGCGCACTACAGCGCACGCACCGCAGCCGCAGCCGTGGCGGACTACTCGCACCGCCTCACGGCATCGGCACCAGGTGAGCCGATCAGCGGCAACGCGATCGACGTGCAGGGCCGAGTGATCGATCTCGCGATTGACCAGGCACTGGCCGACCAGCCAGTGACCGCGACCATGCCGCCGGGGCACTTCCAGGAAGTAGGATTGCGCGCCGGACCCGCGGCGCCGGAAGTGCGCGAGGGTCATATCCAGGCGCTGATCGATCGCCACGTTCCGGACATTGCCGAGGCGGACACCGTCCTGCCGCCCGAGTCGGCCGCCATGCTGCGCGAGCTCTACGGGCGCGCCGTGACGAACTTCGAGGATTTCAATCAACAGCTGCGCCAGCTCTCCAAGGACACCGGCGCGCGCCTGGTGGTGGGCCCGATCAAGCTGGCCGGGAAGGCATCGAAGAAGATCGCCGGGGACTACGCGAACGATGCGACCAAGATCGCCGACCTGCTCCGGTCGACCCTCGAACACAAGACCCTGGATGGCGCGACCAAGGCGATCGAGGCGGTGACGAGTCGCTACCCGGTGGTGCAGGAACGGTCGCGCAACTGGCTCGATCCGTCAGTGCCGACGGTGGACGGATACCGCGATGCCAAGTTCGTGGTGGACTTCAACGGCAACTTGGCCGAGATCCAGATCAACGTGCCGGAAATGCTCGAAGCCAAGGCGGGCCGCGGTCATGAGCTCTACAACGAGCGGGAGGACATTTTCAAAGCGGCGCAGCTGCAGGGGCGGGCGAACACGCTCGCCGAGCTGAAAGAGATCCGCCGGCTAACCCGGGAAATGCAACAGCATTACGGGGCGGCCTGGGAGAAGTTCCTCGCGCGCTCCAAGAAAAAAGATCGCGTGACCGCGGCGCCGCCGCGCAGGGATTCAACAGGGAAGGGGCGCCCGCCTTCGACGTCCCAAGCGGTGATGACGTCCGGGCCCACTCCGGCATTGACGGAAACGGGTACGCCGTCGACGTCCCAGAACATCGTCTCGGCCCCGAATGACTCAACAGGTGCGAACATAGTATCAGCCTCCGCGGGCAGTATAGCCGAGGCGTCGCCGGCGCTCCAGGGGACCGACGGCACCACCGCCAGCGTGCTGACCGAGCGCGGGCTCGTGGTGCCCGTCGCCTATCGGATCGTCGACGCAAGCGCGCTCGTAACGTCGCACACCGACACGCTGGACACAAACCCGAATTTCCCGCCGGAGCTCCAGCCGCGGGACCGGACGCGCGCGGCCAGCGAGCAGCAGATCACCGGCATCGAAAACCAGATCCGCCCCGAGCTGCTCGGCGCGTCGGTCAAGGCGTCGGACGGCGCCCCGATCGTCGGTGCCGACGGCGTCGTGGAGTCCGGGAACGCCCGTAGCATCGCGCTCCGTCGCGCCTATGCCACCGGCAAGGCCGAGGGCTACAAAGCCTGGCTGCGCGAGCACGCGAAGGACTTCGGGCTGGCTGGGGTGGACGTCGACGGGATGCGCGCGCCGGTGCTGGTGCGGGTGGCGCAGGGCGCCCGCGACCGCGCCGAGTTCGCCCGCCAGGCCAACGAGTCGGCGATCGCGGCCATGTCCCCCGTAGAGCTGGCCCAAGCCGATGCGCAGCGCCTGGGCTCCCTCGAAGGCCTCGCCACCAACGAGGACGGCACGATCAACCTGGCGCAGTCGCGTGGCGTCGTGGATGCGTTCCTGCGCGATGTGGTCTCGCCCGCGGATCTGAACACCACCACCACCGCCGAGGGCGGGCTATCGCAGGCCGGCTTGACCAGGTTGCGCAATGCCATATTCACGCGGGCCTATGGCGATCCCGAGCTGCTCGGCCAGCTCACCGAGGCACTCGACGGCAACGTGCGCAACATTCTGGCCGGCATGGTCCGCGCCGCGCCGGAGGTCGCCAGGCTGCGCGACCTGCAGGCCGAGGGCGCCCGCCATGAGATCCCGATCTTCGACGACCTGGCGCAAGCGGTGGAGGAGTTCCGCGCGATGCGCCGCGACGGCGTCACCATGGCGCAGCGCGAGGCGCAGGGCGGACTATTCGGCGACGACTTGCCGGCGCCGGTGCGGAATCTCGTGATCGGGCTGGAGGAAAACAGCCGCGCACCGAAGCGCATGGCCGAGCTGATCTCGCACATGGCGCGCACCGTCGACCAGGCGGGAGACCCGCGGCAGTCGGGCTTGTTCGATTCCCTGACGCCTCCCGACCCGGGCGAGATTGCCAGCGCCGCGGTGGCCAAGATCCGCAGCCAGTACGAGGTCAAGGTATCGGGCGATCTGTTCACGTCCCCCACCATGGCGCAGGCGATCGAGCTCGCGGCCTCGCGGCCCGATATGATGGTCCTGGCAGAAGATGGGACCGAGATCCCCGCCTCGCAGGCGCTGGCCGCGGCGGACGCCGAGATCGAGCGGGCACAGTCTCTGCGGCCAGGTATCGACGCGCTGGCCGCGTGCGCGCTACAGCAACTCAACGCCGCATAGGAGGAACGATGGCCGATCAGGATCTGGGGCTCACCGTGCTGTACACCACCCCCATCAGCGACGTGCCCGGGCGTCTCCGACAGTTGGCGGACGAGATAGAAGCCGAACAGGACGGCGTGCGCTCGTGCATCGTGCTTGTCGATTGGATGGGAAAGCACAACGACTACGCGGTCGATCTCCGCTGTCACGGCGTGGCCGATCCAGTGCGCGCGCTTGGCATCCTGCACATTGCAGCGACCGATCTTGCGACCACGATCAACGGCGGCCCGGTCTATCGAGCGGTGAATCGTGATGGCTAAGGCGCAGTGCCTCGCAGCGATCAAGCGCGCCATCGGGCGTGACCCGACGGCCAAGGAGCTGAAAGACATCGAGGACCGGCTCCGGGACAACATGCGGGCGCTGGCCCGCACGGATCCTGTCCGTGCTTCCAGCATGTCGGCGCGCCAGCGCCTGGACGCCGCGGCGCAGCTCGCCGCGCAGCAGCTGGTCGCCGAGGCCGCCAAGGCCAAGCAGCGGGTGGCGCTGTCCATCATCGCCCGGCAGCGGCTGGAGCAGTACATGGCCAGCCATCCGGGCGGCGCGCTCGACGCTATCGACGACCTGGTCGCGTTCAATCCACGATCGACCGCGGGCGTCATGTCCCTGGAAACCCGCGGCCGCGCCATCGCGCGCAACGCCGAGCGCCAGCTCCTGGAGCTGTGGGAGCAGGGCGGCGACAAGTTTCTCGGACTATTTCAGGATAAATCCGGAATCGAGGGGCTGATCCGGGAAATTCACGGCGAGGACACCGGCAACCCGGACGCCAAGGCCGCCGCGGCGCAATGGCATCGCGTCGCCGAGTCCATGCGCCAGGCCTACAACGATGCAGGCGGCGTGATCGGCAAGCTCGACGACTGGGGGATGCCTCACCATCACTCGGCCGAAAAGGTCGCCAAGGTCGGCCGGCCGCAGTGGGTGGCCGAGACCATGCCGCTACTCGACCGCGATCGCTACCGGAACGAGGACGGCTCCCGGTTCGATGACAATCAGATGCGCGACTTTCTGGACAATGCCTGGTTGTCGATTGCCAGCCGCGGCGCCAACAAGATCGAGCCTGGCGCCTGGCAGGGCGCCGGGATGCGCGCCAACCGGCACGCGCAGGAGCGGCAGATCCATTTCAAGGACGCCGGCGCGTTCATCGAATATCAGCGCAGTTTCGGCGACCGCGGGCTGTTCGAGATCCTTGTCGGGCACGTTCGCCAGCTCGCGCGCGACCAGGCGCTGATCGAAGTGCTCGGCCCGAATCCCGACCACGCGATGCGCCGCGCGCTTGACCAGGCATACCAGGCGCAGGCGATCGCCGATCCGATCAAGTCCGAAAAGGCCGCCGAGCGCACCAGGCAGATCGAGAAGCTCTACAACCTGGTGGCGGGCCGCGGCGAGCCGATCGCCGATCGCCGCATTGCCCGCTGGGCGGACAGCTTGAAAAATCTACTCGTTGCCTCCCGCCTCGGCTCGGCGCTGATCAGCTCGATCGGCGACGAATCGACGATGTACCTCACCAGCAAGGTGAACGGGCTCAACTACGCGAAGGTGTTCCAGGCCGAGCTCACCGCATTGAATCCCGCCAACCAGGCCGAGCTACGCATGGCGCGCCGCGCAGGCCTGGCGCTGGACACGATGATCGGCACCCTGGCCAGGTTCGGCGATGAGAATCTCGGCGGGCGCATGGGCCGCATTGCCAACGCTTCGATGCGCGCCTCCGGCCTCAATGCGATCACCGAGGCGCGCCAGCGCGCGTTCGGCGTCGTGTTCATGGATGCACTGGGGCACCTGACCAGGCGCAAGTCCTGGGACGACATGCAGCGCGACGATCCGATCCTGGCGTCCAAGGGCGTGACGCGGCAGGACTGGGCGATCTGGAAAAAGGCCAAGCTGGAGGACTTCGACAACGACAACCACCTATTGACGCCGGAAGGCGTCGCCGCCATCCCTGACAACGTGATCGGCCAGGTGATCGGCTCGCAGGACGTCACCGACATTCGCCGCGCGCGCAGCGATGCGATCACCAGGTTGATCGGGGCGACGTCCGAGGAAGTGGATATGGCGATCATCACCCCCGGGATCCGGGACCAGGCGCGGGCAAGCCTGGGGCAGACTCGCGGCACGCTGCGCGGCGAGCTCGTGCGGTCGGTGTTCCTGTTCAAGTCGTTCCCCTTGGCGATGATCGCCAGGCACTGGGGCCGCGCTGCTACCATGACCGGCGGCGCCCGGGCGGGCTATATCGCGTCCCTGCTCGCGACCACCACCGTACTCGGGGCGCTGGCGGTGCAGGCCTCCGAGCTCGTGAACGGCCGCGACCCGCGCGCCATAGATGAGCGCCGATTCTGGATCGCCGCGCTCCTCAAGGGCGGATCGCTCGGGGTCTATGGCGATTTCCTGTTTTCGAGTTCGTCACAGCACGGCGGCTCGGCGATCGGCACACTGCTCGGGCCGGCGGTCGGTCTCCTGGAGGAAGCCGGCAACCTCACGCAAGGCAATATGATCGAGCTCCTACAAGGGGAGGATCCAAAATGGGAAGCAGAAGCGGTCAAGTTCATCAAGGGGATCACCCCCGGCGCCTCTCTCTGGTACGCCAAGGCGGCGCTGGATCACCTGATTTTCCAGCAGCTGCAGGAGCATTTCAGCCCGGGATATCTCAACCGGGTGAAGCGCCGAGCGCGCACGGAGTTCAACCAGGAATACTGGTGGGAGCCAGGCCACGCCCTGCCGGACAGGGGGCCCGACTTCGATCGGGTTTCGTCGGGACAATGAAGCTACTCGGGAACGCAGTCGGCGCAGTGATCGGGCTGCTTGTGATCGCCGGCATGACGGGCGCGGCGTGCCTGCTCGTGATCGAGATCATGCCCAACGCCGTGCGCGTGCACGCGCCCCTGGTGGAGCTCATGGCGATCACTGTGGTTGCCGTCCTCGCGTCGGTCGGTGGACACTGGGCGCTGGAAAAGCTGATCAACCAATAGGAGGCCGCATGAAGCTGTCGCCACATTTCAGCACGGCCGAGCTGGAGCACAGCCAAACCGCGGCGCGCCTCGGCATCGACAATCGGATCCCGCCCAACCTGGAAATGCTGAACAACGTGCATAGGCTCGCGGCCACGCTCGAACTGGTGCGCGATGCGTGCGGCGGCGCGCCGGTGCACATATCGAGCGGCTACCGCTCGCCCGCGCTCAATGCAGCGATCCCGGGCTCGGCGAAGGCGTCCGCCCACATGGATGGCCGCGCCGCCGACTTCACCGTGCCGAGCTACGGGCCGCCGCGCACCGTGATCGTCACCATCATCGAAGCGGGGATCGAATTCGACCAGCTGATCCACGAGTTCGATTCATGGGTGCACCTGGCGGTGGCGCCGCGTGGCGCGCTCCCGCGGCGTATGCTCCTGACCGTCGATCGTCATGGCACCACGCCAGGCATCGAGGGCGTGTGATGATCGACGCAGACAAGGCCGCCAAGCTCACCGCGCTGCGAGAGAAGCTGATCGACGTCGTCCTGGAGGAAGGCGATCCGGCCAATTGGCCAGGCACTAAGACCAAGGCCGACCGCGGCGATCGGCTATGGATGAAAAAGAATTGCGCCGGAACTCTCCAGCTGATCGACCAACTGCAGCGCCTACTTGCACAGCAGTCGATCGTCGACCCACCGCCGACCAAACCAGGCGACATACCCGAGGAGTCGATCGTCTCCGAAGCGGAGGCCAGGATCGCGATGATGCGACGGGGCCGACAAGGAAATGAAACGCCGCATTAGCTTTGCGGCCTTCTTCCTGATCTGGGCCGACTACAAGCGCTGGCAGGTGCCGGCGCTGCACGTCGAGATCTGCGACTGGCTGGAGCGCCTCTACTACCACCACCGCGTCGGCGTCCTGGAAGTATTCCGCGGCGCCGCCAAGTCCACGATCGTGGCCGTGTTCCAGGCCTGGATCCTGTACATCGACGGGCAAGCGCGACTGCTCGACCAGGCGGCCGACGATCGGGTGGCGCGCAAGCTCTCGCGAGATACCCGCGGCGTGCTGCGCCGGCATCCCCTTTGCGTCGGGATGTTGCCGCGCGATGACCAGGCGGTGGAGTCGATTAACGTCGTTACCAACACCGACGATCGCAACCCGTCGATCTCGGCGCATGGCGTGCTGTCCAATGTCACCAGCGCGCGCGCGAACGGCGCGATCTTCGATGACGTCGAAGTGCCCAAGAATTGCCGATCGGATGCGGCGCGCGAGCTCTTGCGCGAGCGCATGTCAGAGGCAACCCATATCCTGATCCCGGGTGGGTTCAAGCTCTACATTGGCACACCGCATACCCATGATTCGATCTACGACGAGCAAACCGCCGCGGGCGCGCTGACGCTGAAGAAACCGCTATTCGCGCATCACGTCCGGTATGAGGAGCGAGTTACCACCAGGCAGCGGCGTTTCCCCTACAACTTCCCCGGGGTGAATCGGTCGGATCTGTACGTGTTCGCCGGCCGCACGCGCGACGCGCGCCTTCTGGTCGATGGCGTCGACTACAAGGTGGACCGCGGCGCCGTGGTATTCACGCAGCCACCGGCGCAGCTGATCGATATCTACGCCGGCAACATTTGGCCGGAGCGATTCAGCCGCGAGGAAGTGCTCCACCGCCGGCGCGAGTGTCGAACGCTCAACGCCTGGGACTCGCAATACCAACTGCACGCCAAGCCGATCCACGAGATCAGGCTCGACCCGTCGCGCATCATCCCCTATGCGGCGCTCCCGCAGCTGTCGATGGCCAATGGCGAGGTCCGCATGATGCTGGGCCAGGCGCGGATCGTGGGCGCCTCCGTGTGGTGGGACTGCGCGCTCGGCAAGATCCACGCCGATGCGTCGGCCTTCTCCGTCGTGCTCACCGACGAGCGCGGGCGCCTCTATTGGCACGTCTGCAAGGATCTCAAGGGCGATATTGACGCGCAGTGCGCGGAGGTCCGGCGCATCGTCCTGGATCTCGGGCTGCGCAGCGTGACCGTGGAAACCAACGGCCCGGGCGGGTTCGTCCCGGCGCACCTACTCAAAGCGCTGGCCGGCACCGAGTGCGGCGTCGTCCCCCATTTCGAGCACCACAACAAGGACGAGCGGATCCTCGATGCCTTCGAGGCGCCGCTCTCCGGCGGCTATCTGTGGGCCCATGTCTCGGCGCTGGACGTGTTCGAGAAGCAAATGCAGGACTGGGTGCCGAAGCAATCAGGCCAAAAAGATGACTATATCGACTCCGGGGCGGGCGCAATTTCGCAAACCCCTGTCAGGATAGGTAAGCTACTGGGGAAGCCGTCGACAGTGTCGGGGCCGGACTGGCGGCCCGACAGCGGATCGCACGAGATCATCATCGGATAGGGGGGGCGCACCATGCCTTTGCTAGCAGGGGATACCGAGCTCAAGTTCATTGGCGACGGCACCCGCACTTTGTGGACGCTGCCCTGCCGGGTGGATTTCGCGTCTGACTTCGAGGCGACACTCAATGGCGTGGTGACGACCGCTTACACGCTCAGCGGCTTGGGCGCCACTACGCTGCAGGTAGAGTTCAGCTCGCCGCCAGGTAACGGCGTAGTGGGCGTGATCGCTCGGGTGGTGCCGTACTCCCGCGAGCTCTACGACTACCAGCTCGGGGAGTTCTCCCCCGACACGATCGATTCAGATATCGAGCGCGTGATCGAGATGGCGCAGCAGCTGCGCACCATGCTCAAGCGCGTGCCGATCCTCGCGCGCGGCTATACCGATCTCGGCATGACGCTGACGCCGGAGGCCGGCAAGCTCCTGGCCTGGGCGGGCGATGCGCTCAGCCTGGTGAACGTGGCCGCGTCGACCATCACGCCGTCGAGCCTGGTATTCACCGCGATCGGCCAGGCGCTGGCCGTCGCCGCCACGCAGGCCGCGGGCCGCACGGCAATCGCAGCCATGGGCCAGGCGGACGTCGACGCCACGATCGCCGCAACGCCGATGTTCACTTTCCGGAACAAGGTGATCAATGGATCGATGAGGATCGATCAGGAAAACGAGGGCGCCGCGGTCGCGCTCACGACTACGTCGCGCTTCGGGCTCGATCGCTGGGCGGTGCGCTCGAACATCGCCGCGGCGGGCACCATCACCGCGCAACGCCAGCTGACCGGGTCGACGGGCGTCTCGCGACATTGCCTGCGCCTGGCGCGCACCGCGGGCACCTATGCCGGTTCGCTCCTCGCCGAACAGGTTTTCGAGACCGACAACGTCCTGGACCTGGCCGGACAAGGCTGCTACCTGGTGCTGCAGGCGCGCAAGGGCGCGAGTTTCACCGGCGCCGGCCTCCGGGTGCAAATCTTCTCCGGCACCGGCACCGACGAAAGCCTGGCCAGCTTCCAGGCGGGCACCTGGACCGGGATCAACACCATGGCCGACGTGCTGACGTCGGCGGCCTCGATCGGTTTCTCGTTCGGTCAGATCGCCGTGCAGTTCAATCCCAATTCGACCGCCACGCAGGTGGGGATCCGGATCTCGGCCGATACGTTCAGCGGCGCCGGCGGCGCCAATGACTTCCTGGAGATCACCGACGTGCAGGTGATCCGCGCGTCGGCGCCGCTCCAGTTCGAGCGCCGGCCGCTGGAGATTGAGCAGGCATTGTGCGAGCGCTATTGCGAGAAGTCCTACACGGAGGGCGTCGCGCTCGGCACTGTCACCACGCTGGGCGCCATCTACGCGCACAGCCCGTCGGCCGCGTCTCCGATCCCCGCGATGGCCGTGCGCTTCCGGACCAAGAAGCGCAACGGCAATTCGACGGTGACCTGGTACAGCACGGCCACCGGCGCAAGCGGCAACATTCGCAACATTACCGACGCCGTCGACGCGGCGAGCGGCGTATCGATCACCATGACCGACGGGTCGACGGGCTACCCCACGACCGTGGGCGGCATTGCGAAAACCTACGCCGGGCACTGGTTCGCCCGCAACGAGCTGTGACGGAGACCACAATGCCAAGCATTGATCCGAACGGCCCGAGCGTGGCCGCCGATTTTGCCTCGCGCCTGGGGCACGCGGGCACCTATGCTGCGATCGTCTTCGTTGCAGCCTGGGGTGGCGTCGTGTCGTGGATCCAGAATCGAAAGCGCGGCGTCGCGCGGCCGTTCTCGTTCGTTGAGCTCATCGGCGAGATCACTACCGCGTCATTCTGCGGGCTGCTCGCTTGTCTGCTCTGCCAGGAGGCCGGGCTATCGATCGAGCTGACCGCGGCGATCGCGGGCGTCGCGGGGCACATGGGCAGCCGCGGCTTGTTCCTTCTGGAGCGGGCGCTCGTGGCCAGGTACTTGCCGCGAACGGTCTCGGCCGATGTTTCACGTGGAACCAGCGAGGGGACCGAGCAAGACTCGCAGCGCGTCGGGTGACACGTCCAGCATATGGTCGGCGATGACGATCCCGGCCACCGGCGCCCACACCTTCGAGACCCGGGAATCCCACACCCGCGAATCATCCAGGCCGCGGTAAACCGCATCCATCAGCGCCTTTTCTAGATTGTCCTTGTCCGGCTTTTGCTGGTGCGGGTGGTACAGGCGCGCGGCGCGCTCCTTCTTCGAGACTGACCGCGGCACGGCGAAAAGGAAAAGGACGTGCGCGCCCGCGTCGGGCATGGTGATCCGCCGCAATGCGACTTCGTCCCGGAAAGCCCGGTATCGCAAGACACCGGGCGAGGGCTTCCAGCGGTCGCGCTGCACCTGGCGCGGCGCTGGAGTGGGTGGGATGGGATGGAACCGGATCACAGGTGCCAGGCGATCAGGATGGCGTCGGCGCCGGTGACGCACGCCGCCAGGAAGGTGAACACGGCGGCCCGCTTCCTGCCCTGCCGCCACAGCACCGCCGCGTTATGCGAGATCCAGGCCGAGATCAGGACATAGAGCGCGGCGATCAGGATCACGTCTCGGCGCTCCCTTCTGTCGCCTTTGTCGCCTCGGCTTCGGCCGCCTTCCTCGCGGCGTCGCCTGCTTCCTTGGCATTGGTGCCGATCTGCAGCAGGGTTTCACCTAGCCCGGTCAGCGCGTCCGCCAGCTCGACCAGCGCGCCGTGCGGCGCGGGGCCTTGGGGCTGGGTCGATTCAGCCTCCAGGACCACGCACGCCACCGTGTCGTGCCCTACGCGGGCGGACGACAGCAGCAGATCACGCGAGTGCAGCCGGGTGAACTTCTGGCGTGCGCTGTCCGGGCTGTCGGCCAGCGTGTCGCCATATAGGCGCCCGGTGCTGTCGACCACCATCCAGCCAGTACCGACCAGCTTCGATTGCCGGACGATTTCCTGCCCCGGTTCGGCCGGCGGCGTGCCGTTGACTCTGTTCGCAGTCAAGGTGTGTGCCTCCCTTCCACGCCGCGCGCCTGGCGCTCGGCGGTCCGGCAGTGCAGCGTCTCCAGGGCGATGATGATCGCCGCGAGCGCGCGCTCGTTGAACGGCGACGGGTAGGGGCCCGCCTGGAAGCAGCGCAGGCGATCGGCGCAGATCGCGAGCAACAGCTCGATCGTGACGCCGTTCGTTCCGTTCTCCGGCACGCCTCCGTACTGAAACAGGATCCCGCCCTGGGTCATGGGGTCTTGCATCAGCCAGGCGAGCGCCGGCGCCGTCGCGCCATTGTCGACGATTGGCTGGTTCTTCCAGCCGTAGAAGTGCGGCGCGCCGCCTGGGCCGAGCGTCTCCTCGGCGAAAAGATCCTGCGGGTAATCGCCCTCCTTGTGTGTGGTGATCTTCCTCATGACTGCGCCCCCTCCTCGTTGTCGCCATGCACCGATGGCAGCGGGCCGTCGGCGATCAGTCGTCGATCCTCCGGTGCGATCGACTCGTTGACGGCGGCCTGGCCTGGCGACCATTCCGCCGCGGTGCCGACGGTCAGGAAGTAAGTCCCGACGATGCCGGCAAACTCCCCATCCCCATCATACTGGGCCGCAAATTCGGCGCTCGTCAGC